TGGTATGACAGCAGAGATTCGTGTCAGAAGCAGAATTGGCGCAACGGAGCACCGCCCAACTTCTGTGGTGCAACATCAGGCAGAACCTACATATACCCCAAGAACGGTGCACCAATTGGATATATTGGCAAGTGAAATATTTATGTTTTTTAGATCCGTGCTAAATATACGATAGAGGAAAATGATATGCCACGAACAGGACTACGCCCACACGTTTGGAAAGTACAAGGTGANATACCACANAATCAGTATGTGGCTTGGCTCAAGATGAAAGCACAAGCAGACTTTCGCGGTGAACCGTGGCAGTTTGCATTTGAAGACTTTCAAAGTGTTTGGGGCGCATTGTGGGATCGTAGAGGTAGAGGCAAAGAAGACTACTGCCTCACTAGAACCAACATACAGCAAGCATGGCACATTGGCAATGTAGAATGTATCCCCCGCATAGATCATCTAAGACGCAGTCAACAACGCAAAAAGGAAATGAGACAAAATGGCAAATACGCAAGACGGACTCATACTGTGTGAACACATCACACAAGTATTGAACGACATAATCACCAAGACGGGCAAACAGATTGACAAAGACGAGCCCGCCATCTGGGACGGCTTTCTACATCAACTGACCAATGATGAATGGGAATCAATGTTCACGGCATTCAAGGTCTTGATAGAACAACACAAGATACACCTCACGCATCACCAACAACGCAAGTTTGACGAAGCTTGGATCACATTTCAAAAGGACAAACACAAGCGTGAACGATGTATGGATATCCGCAACAAGTTCATGAACACAAAAACTCTGGCGTGGGGCATGATTATGACCATACGTGAAGTGCAAAACCAAGTGAACAAGAAGGACATACCCAATGTGGATAAACCCAAGGAACCTGAAGCCCTGCCACACACGCCTGGCAAGCGCAGAAAGATCAACATCACAGCCAAGATAGAGATATGGGAAGACCTGTTTGACATTGAATAAACATCAGGGTGTGTGGCTGAAACTGGATCCAACAGATCGTATGGATGATGAGATAATTTCTTATTCTTATAGTCTAGAACATCTCAATGACCCATTGGTTTTATTCTTAGAAGATGGATTTGGTAAAGCAAGCATATCAGATCATTTACGAGATCAAGTCAAGGATCTGGGTTGCTTTAGTAAAGAGGATGAGTATTATTATGTCATTCAAGCTCCCAATAGTGATGTGGCTTTTTTAATTCATTTAACTGGCGCTGTGAGAAACAAGAGCAAAAGCCTCAATGACATATGGGGAGTGTATAAATAATGGCATGGACACCATAGTTGATAGTGGAGCCTTTACTCTACACCCACCACAAGTACAAAAACAAGAATACTCAGAAGTTATCCCTCTAGAGGCTGCTGAACCACGAGATCCTTCTAAGACTGGACCCAAGCCCAAACAACTAGTGGCAGTGGAAGTGTGGGGCTATGAAGTGGGACGTGGCAATCGCAAGCGAGTGGTTGCTCCACAAGATGTCTACGAACTGGCGGCAATAGGCTGTAATGACAGCGAGATAGCCCGTTGGTTTGATGTGGCTGAAACCACCTTAAAACATAATTTTAGTGATATTCTAGCAAAAGGACGTGAGGATGTCAAAATGAGTCTTAGACGTGCCATGCTGAAGAATGCCTTGAGTGGCAATGCTGTCATGCAGATATGGCTGTCAAAGAATATGCTGGGCTTTCAAGACAATCCAACCAACACTGATGAACGCAAACCACTACCGTGGAGCGATGAATAACTTACGATATTTGCTACAAGGACACAAATGAAATATCAAATACTAGAAGGCGATAATCGCGACACCCTTAAAACGCTGGCTGATAACAGCATAGACGCCATCGTCACAGACCCACCCTACGGCATTGACTTTCTGGGCAAAAGCTGGGATGCCAACACTGGCGCATTAGAGACCTATCAAGAATGCCTGCGTGTATTAAAGCCAGGCGGGCACATCCTAGCATTCTCAGCGGCTCGCACCTATCATCATCTTGCTGTCACACTAGAACAAGCAGGCTTTGAGATCCGTGATCAGATAATGTGGATCTATTCTAGTGGATTCCCCAAGAGTCAGGACATTGGTAAGAGTATTGAACGCAGTGAGAAGAAACGAGCAGACAACGCATTAGGTATCAAACGCAGTAAGATTGAGTCAGGTCCAAAGACTAACTGCCCCAAGTGTAATAAGACATTAAATGGCACTAATCAAAACACCTGTGAAGAAGAGCAATGTGATCTGCGTGACGCATTAGCACCAGCACTCAATGACTGGGCAGGTTGGGGCACAGCACTAAAGCCAGCACACGAGCCTATTGCCTTGGCCCGCAAGCCTATCAAACTCAGCATTGCCAAGAATGCTCAGCAGTGGGGCACAGGTGCCTTAAACATTGATGCCACTCGTATTGCTATTGAAGGTGCGGACACTCGCAGTGGTGGTAGCAATGGTCATAGCAGACTGACATTTGGTGAAGGCATTACTTCTAACGAAGACAGCCATATTGGTTATGAAGTCAATGACATTGGTCGCTTTCCCTCTAATGTCATAGGCGAGATAGCAGACTATCAAAAGTATTTCTACTGCCCCAAGGTGAGCCGTAAAGAGAGACATCTTGGATTTGATGATGTGCCAGATCCATTAGCCAACTATGCCCAGGGCGATGTCAAGAATCATCCATTATGGGATCCCAGCATTGGCACCAATGTTCAGAGACTCAAGCACAAGATACTAGAACACAACAAGACCCTAGGACAAGCACATCAAGTTCAAGGTGTTGTAGGCAACAATCACCCCACCGTCAAGCCTATTGAATTAATGAAGTATCTCATCAAACTTATCACCCCACCAGGTGGCATCGTGTTGGATCCATTTAACGGTTCAGGATCAACTGGTTGTGCCGCAGTAGAATTAGGCCATGAATACATTGGTTGTGAGTTGGATCCTGCTTATGTTGAAATAAGCAAGCGAAGAATAGAAGAATACAACAAGAGTAAAAACAACTTTGAGGCCTTGTTTAGTGCCGCTTAGTCCCGCACAAGACACCGTTGCCAATGACAGCACTCGCTTTCGTGTTGTGGTGGCAGGCAGAAGATTTGGTAAGACTCACCTCAGCATACGTGAACTCTGCTATCACGCCAAAGAACCTGACAAAGAAGTTTGGTATGTGGCACCCACTTACAAGATGGCACGACAAATTGTTTGGCGTAAACTCAAGAACAAACTTCAAGACCTAAATTGGATAACAAAAACAAATGAAACAGAACTCACTATCACGCTTCGCAATGGCAGTGTTATCAGCCTCAAAGGCGCTGATAATTATGATAGTCTACGTGGCGTTGGGCTTGACTTTATTGTGCTTGATGAGTTTGCAGATATTGATCCTGAAGCTTGGTATGAAACACTCAGGCCCACACTATCAGACAAGCAGGGCCGTGCTCTTTTTATTGGCACTCCTAAGGGCATTGGGAATTGGGCCTACAACATCTATCAAAACACACTAGACAATCCCACTTGGAAGAGTTATAGTTTTACCACAATTGAAGGCGGACAAGTTCCTGATTCAGAGATAGAAGCCGCTAGACTGGATCTAGATGAACGCACCTTCCGCCAAGAATACCTTGCCACATTTGAAACGTTCTCAGGTAGAATATATTACTCATTTGATCGTGCCCTCAATGTGCGTAAATACGAGGGCACAACACCTGATGTGGTCTATGTTGGTATGGACTTCAACATAGACCCAATGAGTGCTGTGGTTGCAGTCAGGATGGGAGATACCCTACATATCATAGATGAAGTTAGGCTGTTTAGTTCCAACACCCAAGAGATGGTTAATGAACTTAAACAACGCTTCCCTAAAACTCGCATTTGGGCTTATCCAGATCCTGCAGGCAATCAACGCAAGACATCAGCAGGTGGACAGACTGACATCATGATATTGACCAATGCTGGCTTTGTTGTGAAAGCACCAAGAGCACACACACCAGTACGTGATAGGATCAATGCTGTCAACAGCCGTTTGTGTTCTAGTAGTGGTATAAGACACTTGATTATTGATCCTAAGTGTAAATATACAATAGAAGGACTTGAACGTCAAGTCTACAAAGAAGGCTCAAGCCAACCTGACAAAGACAGCGGCTACGATCATATGAATGATGCATTGGGGTATATGACGGATTACTTGTTCCCAGTGCGAAGAGATATAGATCCTGAACTGCTGATACCACAGCGTTGGGGACACAAAATAGGATGAAACTAAATGAATGTCATTGACACGCTATCAACAGAACTGAANAGCTCTACTACAGGGCAATCTACTTTATGAAACCTACTTNCCTCAATGGGAATACCTACTAGAATCATATGTTGGTGGNTTGGAATATCGTGATGCCAATCACCTAACACGCTATCAACTTGAAACTGACAATGAGTATGGTGCTCGCATTAGAACAACACCATTGGAGAATCATTGCCAATCAGTTATCTCAGTTTACAATTCATTCTTGTTCCGTGAAGATCCTCATCGTGAGTTTGGCTCAATAGAATATATGTCAGAGCTTGAAGACTTTCTCAATGATGCAGACTTTGATGGTAGAAGTCTCAACGCATTCATGAAGGATGTTGCCACATGGACTTCAGTGTTTGGACACGCTTGGATCATAGTATCCAAGCCCAATGTGGGTGCAGTCACCCTGGCAGATGAACAGGCAGCAGGAGTTCGCCCTTATGTGTCATTGCTGACACCAATGGTAGTGTTGGATTGGGAATACTCTCGTGCTCCAAGTGGACGTGTTCAATTGAGTTATCTACGCTATCTAGAAGAAACCACTGGTGAACTCAAGACGGTTAAGACTTGGACACGTGATATAATCACTACCACCGTGGTTGATACCAAGCGAGATGTTATAAAAGAAATGACTGAAGAAGTCAACGGTCTAGGTATGATACCAGCCGTGTGTGCCTACAATGGTCGTTCAATCATACGCGGTTTTGGAATTTCAGATATTGCGGACATCAGCGACGCTCAGAAATTTATATACAACGCTACTTCAGAAGTTGAACAATCAATCAGAATGGATAGTCATCCCAGTTTGTGTAAGACACCTGAAACTCAAGCAGGTGTTGGTGCTGGTGCTATCATTCATATGCCAGAGAATCTAGATCCAGGCTTGCGCCCCTATGTGCTAGACTTTGCTGGCGCCAATGTGTCATCAATATATGAAGCAATCAATCACAGCATAAGCTCAATAGACAAGATGGCTAACACTGGTGCAGTTCGTGCCACTGAATCAAAAGTTATGAGTGGCGTGGCTATGGAGACTGAGTTCCAACTACTCAACGCTCGCCTTTCAGAGAAGGCAGACAACCTACAATTAGCAGAAGAGCAGATGTGGAAGATATGGTGCAAGTATATGGGCTATGAGTGGGATGGTGAAGTAGACTATCCAGGCAGCTTCAACATACGTGATACTGCTCAAGAAATTACACAACTGCAACAGGCCAAAGCAGCCGCTACCAATCCCAAGGTATTTGACTTGATTGATGGCAAGATTGCAGAGTTCTTGGGTGAAGATCCAGAAGTTTATTTTGCCGCTGATATGCTACAAGGACAAGATGTCCTACCACCAGAGCCCGTGTTTGAACCACACATCATGTGTGATCCTATTACAGGCAAAGAGTACATTGCTCGCACTGAACAAGAACATCTTGACTATGCGGCATTGGGATACATTCACAAAGAAGAGGAATATTAAAATGAGAGCACTACCAACCCGTGGTTCCAGAACTGAAAAGAACAAGAAGCGTCCCAAGCCCCCAAAGCGTAAGGGCTATTGATGCAGGTAAAAGTTGTAGACAAAGTGTCAGGTGTTGTGAGATACATTCAAGCTGACGCTAGACTCTACAACAATCATCTAAAGGCAAAGCAACGCAATTTAGATAAAAGAAAACAGAACACCCCTGGGAGCGAATCCGCAGTAATCGTCAATATTATGGCTGAAGACGATGACAAACAATAAATATGCTACTATACTCTTAAAGGGAGGCGATGCACAATGTCAGATAATACATTGGTAAACGATACGGCAACTGACGCCACAGACGTTAATTCTGAAAGCCAGGCACAAGCGACAAAAACTTATAGTCAACAAGAAGTAGACAACATGATGGCCCGTATGAAAGGGTCGTTGGAAAAGAAACTTCTCAAACCCTATGAAGATTTAGGAGATCCTGCTGAACTTAGACAACTTCGTGAAGACGCTGCCAAGAAGCAACAGGAAGAACAAATCAAGCGTGGGAAATTTGAAGAAACACTACGAGAAATGGCCGCTAAAAAAGATGCTGAGATCTCCAAGAGAGATTCCATCATTAAGGAATACAAAGTGAATGTGCCCATTCTTTCAGCCGCAGCCAAATACAATGCGGTGAATGCTGAACAGGTTAAGGCTCTACTTGCAACAAATGTAAGACTTAATGAAGGCGGTGATGTAGAAGTAGTAGATGGTAAGGGAAGTGTCCGTTATAACGACAAAGGTGAAGCCATTGGCGTTGAGGACCTAGTGCGAGAATTCTTAGATTCCAATCCGCATTTCAAACTTGCTAACCCTACAACTACAAATTCCAAAAGCAATATTGTAAGCAAGGGCAATGCTCCGTTGGATGTGTCTAAATTAGACATGAACAACCCAGAACATCGTGCCTTGTATAGAGAACACAGAAAGACATTGGGTCTTTCCTAACTTAACTTATAAAAGGAGTCTTAAATGACTATTACTAACACAACCACTCTAAACGACCTCTTGCCAAGTATCGTTGCTGAGGCATTATTCGTGGCAAGCGAGAAGTCTATCATGCGTGGACTAGTTCGCAACTACAGTCTGGCAGCAGGACAAGGTAAGACTGTAACAGTTCCTATCTATCCCAAGCAGACAGCGGCAGCAATGACTGAAGGTGTTGCACCCACATTCACAGAAATCTCTACAGATGGCGCTATACTAACCGTTTCAGAAGTTGGTTTAACTGCACAGGTCAGCGACTTGGCTATGATGGCTTCAGCCTCTAATGTTGTTTCTGACATTGGTCGTTTGTTTGGCGAAGCTATTGCTCGCAAGATGGACACTGACTTGATGGCGAAATTCAACACTTTCAGTCAACTTTCAACCGCTGGTGTGGCTACTACTGCTTCAGCTACTGAATTGTTCAAGGCTATTGCAAAACTTCGTAGTCAAGGCTATGACACCAGCAATGACTGTGCTATCGTTCTACATCCTAATGTGGCTTTTGATGTATTAAGTTCAATTACTTCTACATTTGCTGCCCCAGCAAGTATGGTTGGTAATGATGCATTGCGTAGCGGTTTTATTGGCACCCTAGGTGGCGTGCCCGTATATCAGTCAAGCCTGGTTGGCCTTGAACAAGTCGTTGGCGGCAATGCTGGTGACTATGCTTGTGGTATTTTCCACAAAGACGCATTGGGTCTAGCAATGATGCAAGACATCCGTATTGAAAGCCAGCGTGAAGCAACCAAGCGTGGCTTTGACCTAGTTGGTTCCGCAATTTATGGTGTTGGTGAATTGTATGACGGCGCTGGTGTATTAGGAATTTTTGATTCCACCATTGCGTAATTAGGAGACTAAAAATGGCCTTCGTATCTGAATCAGGAACCGTAATAAGTTTCGCAGAATTTCAAGATGTTGTGGATAAAGATACACGTATCTTTGAAGCAAATGAGGGCCTTTCTGATGATGTCATTGATAAAGCACTAGTTAGATCAACTGAAAAGATTCTAGCACGCCTACGCAATACACAATGGTGGAGAAGTTATTACCTAAAACGTAATACTGCTACCACTATCAATTCTGTTGCAGATATTCCCGCATTGGAAGTAAACAAGATTGACGCACGTCAAACTGACTTTACAGACTTATGTGTGTATACTGCATTGAGTGAAATTGTGTTGCCAGGTGTTGCAGACTTTTCAAATGCTGACAGTGCTGAACGTCAGAAGATGGCCTACTATGAACAAAGAGCTAGCTTTTTGTTTGATGAGTTGGTCACTGCTGGCGACTGGTATGACTTTGATAACGACGGTACAGTTGAAAGTCTAGAGAAACAACCAGGTCAAATTAATCTTAAGAGAGTGAGATGAGAACAGAAGTTTTAGAATACATTCAAACCCTNGACATTGGTGGCTTCAACGTCAGCAATGAATTGCCATGGAGCGAAAGTGGGACAGAACTTTATGTAAAAAACCTGAAGAAGATTTATGTTGACATAGATCAAATTCAAGTGGACCCTCAGATACTCACACTTGATGGCACAAACATCAACAATGAGATTACCATCGTCAGGATCTTCCTTGCCAATGATGCTAAACAAGTACCAGCAAACTACAGTGATATNATNNNTGAATTGAAGACTGCCAAGGACATTGAAGCGGCACAAGGGTTTACCCGTCGTGAATGCCAAATTACTACAGATATTCAAGCAGATAGACTTATCACTACGA